GATAATCTTATGTTTATGTCGCGACACGTTGCCGGTAACTGCCAAGCAACCCGACAAGCCTGACATTCTGCTAAATGCAAGCCTATATACCAAAGACCATAATGGCATTGGAACATTCTATGAGGCTGGCAAGCTCACGCAGGACAATGGAAGCGGATATGGCGTAGGGAACATTGTTGAGGCATTGGAGGATATAAAGTTCGGCAAGCCATTTGATGGAACGGCATGGTACGATTACCTGACTGGCTACTATGGCCTGATTCAGCAGGGTAAGAAAATTGACCCGCCGTGGAATGATGCGTATGTGTTCGGCAAGAAGAACAAGCGCATTGCAATTGGCAAGGATAAGCAAGGGCGTATTTGTGTCGCTACGGCAAGCGGCATGGATATTAAGGAATTTCGGGACTATGGCTATAGCAATGGATTGACGGAGATGGTCAATCTTGATGGTGGTGGCAGCGTAAGCCTTTACTGGCAAGGGCAGCAAATTTCAAAGTCGAGCCGGACACCATACAACGCCATTGCTATCTGGTTAGACAAGGAGGATGATAAGCCTATGGCAGGTTATGCGCAGGTAAGATGCACCCGCAAGACGCTGGTGTATGACGCGAATGGCCGAGTGCAGAATGGCCGGCATATTGCATCTGGGGATATTTGCCAGTTGAGCCTTGACATTGACGGCAGGACGGTGCAGGCCGCGATTCAATATCCGGCTGGCAATACAAAGCGCTGGGCGTATGTTAAGGATTTAGCGAACTTCAGAGCCGTATGAAACACGCAAGGTTCAAGAAATTTGAAACATCCAAGAAGCTTCTGGTGGCAAGCTATGGCGCGGCATTTCTGCTGACTGCTGGTGTTGCGGCTGGCAGCTTCTTTAGCACCCATGATATGACGGCACTATCTACATTAGCGGCATTGGCATGGGGCGAAGTTTCTGTTGCCACAGGATTCTATCTATGGAAGGCTCGGGCCGAGAACAAAATCAAGGTGGCAAAGCAGATGATGTCGGAATGGGCCGACAAGTACGGCATTGAATCTGTGGTGTCGATTATTGATATTGTATCAAAGGAATAGAACAAATGGAAGGGGGTATGTGAATGTTCAAAGCGATGGCGTTTAAGCGCGTTCGCTTGTATACAGAACAAGGAATCGAGGATAAGTCGAGCCATATCGACGCTGGTGACTGGTGCATCGTGCATGATGAGGAGGAGCATGGCGGTTGGTGGCCGGTAGAGTACCCGACAAAGGCTGGGCACAAGATTGGCTGGGCCAACTCGTTCACGGGCTTCCTTTGCAACCAAAATGAATATGGCAGCTTGAGCTATACGGTCAAGGGCTATCCATCGGCAACCATCAAGAGCGGCGGGTGCGGCGTATGTGCGGCTATCAATGCTGTTGGCGCATTGCTTGGCAAGATGGTCAGCGTACAGACCATGCGCAAACTGGCGTTCCAAAGCGGCGCTCGCGTGCCGGGTGGTACGCATATGGCGACCCTGCTGGATTTTGCAGGCAACCGGCTCGGCTTCAAATGGAAGGCAAGCAATGACGCAAAGGTTATGGTCGAGCATATCAAGAAAGGCGGCGTTGCCATATGCAATGTGGCTGGACATGGGATGTTCAGCACTGGCGGTCATTACATTGCCGTGATTGGCTTGCTGAAGGATGGCCGAGCGGTCATTGCCGATAGCGGTCTATACCCCACAAAGTATCGGGCTTCGGCACGGCGCAAGGCCAATGTTGAACAGCATGGTGACCTTGTGTTTGCCGAAGTCAAGATTGTAGATGCAGATTGCATTGGGCGGAACCCAAGGTACTATCTGCTTGAGAAGAAATGAATGGAGGAATATATACTATGCAGGAATGGGTCAAGTATGCGGTAAGCATCCTGAGCGGTCTGGCGGCGGCAATCCCGCTGGTGGTCAGTCTTGTCAACTATGTCAAGAAGGCCATCCAAGAGAAGAACTGGAACAACCTTGTCAAGCTGGTCATGAACCTGATGGCCGAAGCTGAGAAGAAGTTCGACAGCGGCGCAGACCGAAAGGAATGGGTCATTGCTATGGTTCAGGCCAGTGCTAACAGCATTAACTATCCTGTTGACATCAATGCGCTGGGTGACCTGATTGACAAGCTCTGTGCCATGTCCAAGGCAGTCAACCCGCCTGAGTCTGCCGTAAAATAAAATCAAGGAGGGGATAGCATGGCTTTAACACAACCCCTGCTTTACTCCACGGCGGCGTTCGATGCGACAGAAGCCCATGACTTTGAGTTCTTCGTGGTTGGCGGCTCACAGGTCGTAGCGAACACCCTGACTATCAAAACCAACCCAACAACTGGTACGCCGCAACAGGTGTACTCAGCAAAGCAAACGACCTACAGGTTCATTCATACGCTACCGGCTGGTACGCTGACCAATGGTACATACTACCAAGCGACATTGACAACGGAGGACGCGGCTGGCAATACATCCGTGGCCTCCTTGCCAATTCAGTTCTGGGCATACACAAACCCGACATTTACTTTCAGCAATATGCCGACTGGCAACATTGTTAACGCCAGCAGCTTCAGGTTTGAGGCGCTGTATAACCAAGCCCAGCAGGAGTCGCTAAACATCTACACATTCACCCTGTATAGCCTGAGCGGCAGCATTATCTCCACATCAGGGGCGCAATATGTTTCGGATGATACGGTGCCGATCACGGTCGGGCATCTGTTCACGGGCTTGGAGGATGGTTCGGCATACCGCATTGAGGCCACTGGCTATACATCTGAAGGCACGCCAATATCGACGAACCTTGAGACTATCACGGTCGCGTATGATACGCCGACCATCTATGCGCCACTTGTGCTGTCGAACAACTGCAAGGGCGGCTACATTTCCATTGAGTCGCAGGTCATCAATATTGCTGGTTTCAGCAGCCCAGACCCGCCAGTGTATATCGACGGCAAGGAGGTTGACCTTCGAGCAGATGGCTCATATGTGCGCTGGCCTGATGGTTTCAGCATCTCATCCAACTACACGCTTGGGCTTTGGGGCCGAGCAATGAAACCCAGCGAAGATGTGCTTATCATGATGAACAATAATGGGGATAGCGTGGATATTGTCTACATGGAGGACGCTACAACGGCATGGCTTGAACTGTATGTACGCATGGCGGCAGGGCCAGCCCCATATATCATCAAGAGCACCACAATTCCAAAGCCAGCAGATACGCAAATTGTTCAGGTATATGTGCGCCATAAAGATGGCCTGTATGATATAAAGCTTACGGAGGTGTAATAATATGGCAACGATTAGGGCGGCAGATGGCGGCTATCTGCTTGATGCCGAACAATTCTATTATACGAAAGATGAGCAGCGCAGACCGGTAATGCACATCAAGGGCGGCGTTGGTGGTAACGGCGATTTCAAGGCTGACGGCTCTGTGCCGATGACCGGTAACCTTTACATGAATGGCAACAACATCATGGGGGTTAAGTCCATTAGCAACACGGATAGCGGCATGGCGATTGAATCTGAAGTTGACTTGAACAACCACAAGATTACTGGTTTGGCAACACCTACAGCAGACCAAGATGCCGCGACCAAAGCTTATGTGGATGGTCACAGCTTGCTTGGTGATGATGGCAAAATTGATACAGACTTGAACATGAATGAGCATGGGATTGTCAATGCCCATCGCATCAGCACTGATGGCCCAGCGCCTCTGTATCTGGGTGCGACCATTGAAGCGGCTGGAACCAATGCACCCAGACTAACCGGCGTTACGGATGGCTCTGCGGCGTTTGTCAAAGCAGACACGCAGAATACATATATCCCTGTATCTGTTGGCGCTCCTACTGCGGCAAGTCATGCCGTGACTAAGGAATATAGTGATGGCAAGACTAACGCCCTTCAAGCATCAGCCATTCTCAAGTCCGGCGGTAAGATGACTGGCAAACTCAAGTTGACTGGCGACCCTGCCGATGATGATGATGCGGCAAACAAGGGTTATGTTGATACCATTCTTCCGGCGTATACAGCGGCTGAAAATGGGAAGGTGCTTGGCGTAGTCAATGGCGCTTTGGCGTGGGTAGACAAGGCTTGATTGTTTATAAGGGGAGGAAATAATTTATGGCAAAGTTTTGTGGAGGAATCAATCTCGGCACTGGCCTGAAGATCATCGACGGCATCATCTGCGATAGCGCGTCTACTACAGTAGACAAGTCTAAGGCTGTGACCGGTTGCGGCCAGCTCTGGGATGGCGCTCTGTTTACCAAAGTATCTGTTGGTGGCGTTCTTATCATCACGCTTCACAATAGCGAAGGTGAGGAGGTAGGCCAGCCTATCAAGGTGCATGGCAATTGCGGCGTTGGTTTGGATGGCCGATTCTTCAAGGTGGTTGACGGCAAAGTCAACCTTCAGGATGGTTTCCTGCTGACAGTCAATGTCACCCCAGCCGATGCGACCATTGTCGTGGCTGATGCTGACGGCGAGGCTGTTGCGCCTGTGGCTGGTAGCACCAACATCTTCTTGCTTGACGGCATTGGCGATAGCTACAATGTCGCGGTCAGCAAGGGTGGCTACACAACCAAGACGCAGGCCGTGTCTAATACCCAAGACCAAACTATCACCATCGAGCTGGTTAAAGCCAGTGGTGATGTTTGATTAAACCCCAAGCGACAATATATAAGGAAAGGAGTTGGTTGAGGTGAATGTTACGCTTAATGGCACCAAGGTAACGCAGGACACGCGCATATTGGGATTCGAAGCAAATTGCGGCGTAGACACCATCGCTGTGACCGTAGATACGGATGCATCATGGAACTACAAGCTCGACATCGACTATGCAAACGAGCAGTGCTGTTGCGGTGATGAACACTACAACATCATCAATTTGCGGCGAGACGGCAATGTATGCTCTGCCCTGCTGACTACTGATATGTTGCCATATAGTGGAAGATACGCCATGCAACTTCGAGGAATCAATGATGATGGGCGAGTTTACCACAGCGAGATATTCAATGGGTGGGTAAAGAACAGCATCGTCAAAATATGCGATTGCCAAAAGGAGGTGCATAGTTAATGGCAAGTTACAATGAGCGTTGCGGATGTGATGGCGGCCTGCCGAGCGAGTTTTATCAAATTGAGCGCACGATTACGGATATTAACAACCATCCACCTACGCCAGGAACAGGCGGCTACTGGATGATTTGGAATCCAGCAAAGCGAGCATATGAAGAAAGCACGGTGCCGCTTCCAGATGGAACATTGCCTGACATCAGCGACGCTACCAAAGGCTGGTACTTGACCAACGATGGCGAACGCGTGTATTGGGCAAAGGTCAATGGTGGCGGCGGTGGTGAAAGCGACATCACGGCAATTCAAGTCAACGGCATTGACCAGCCGATTGTTGATAAGGTGGCCCAGCTCACCATCAGCAAGACCACGGTTGGCTTGAGCAATGTTGAAAATGTACGGCAGTACAGCTCCACCAATCCACCGCCCTACCCAGTCACAAGCGTGGATGGCTCTACGGGTGATGTGGCGACGCTTAGTGTCAAGTACACAAAGCAAACCTTGACGGCAGAGCAACAGCAGCAGGCCCGTGAGAACATTGGCGCTGGCACGAGCAACTTTGACGGCGCATACGATAGTTTGACTGGTAAGCCCAACATTCCGAGCAAGACCAGTGAACTTGAGAACGACGCTGGGTATATTACCGCAGCACAGTCTCCCGTGCAATCTGTCAACGGTCAGACTGGCACTGTGCAACTTACAGCGAGCGATGTTGGAGCCATCAGCACAAGCGACATCAGCCAGACCATTGGCACAAGCACGACTAAGGTGCCGAGCGAGAAGGCCGTGTCTGATGCTCTTGCGGCTGGTGGGCATGGCGATATGCTCAAGTCCGTATATGATGCGGATGATGCCGTTGCCAATGCTGGAGGTATTGCGGCGTATGTCGCAGCTAATGGCGGCAAGATTGATACCATCAAGGTAAATGGCACAGCGCAGACCATTACGGACAAGGCGGTTGACATCACCGTCCCAACTGCCACAAGCGGCCTGACGAACGACAGCGGTTACATCACCGCAGATGCCCTGCAAGGCTATGCAAAGGAAGATGCCATCCCAACGACCGTGAGCCAGCTCGAAAATGATGCTGGTTACATCACGGCTGGCGAAGCTCCTGTGCAGAGCGTGAATGGCATGACTGGCGCGGTTACTATTACCAAGGGCAGTATCGGTTTGGGCAATGTGGACAATACATCCGACGAGGATAAGCCCGTGTCTACTGCTCAGGCCAACGCCATTGCGCAGGTGCAGGAGAATCTTGACCAGTTGTCAAGCAATCTTGGGGATGGCACGACCATTGTGGCTCGGGCTACAGGCGATGCAAGCGGCAATAACATCGCCAACACATACGCGACCAAGGCTGAGCTTGCTGACATTACAGCTGTCCAAATCCGCAACAAGGACGAAGTTATCAACGCCACACAGGCCACTGTGCAGACGGTCGCCACGCAGTACATGGTCGACAATTATGGCCGACAGCCCCAGAATTGGGACGGCCTGATTCTGACCATTACCGACATGGGGAACGACAAGATTCTGTATATCTACTCGGAGGTCAGCTCCCTTTGGATTAACGCAGGTATCAACAATGTTGACCTGTCGCAGTATGTCGGCGTGTTTAGCCAGCAGTTCACGGAAGAGCAGAAGGCTCAAGCTCGGGCCAATATCGGTGCTGGTACACCATACACTCTCCCCATGGCTGATGCTACTACGCTTGGTGGCGTGAAGCCTGTTGCAAAGACGGATGATATGACCGGCTCTGTCGGTGTGGATGAGAATGGCCAGCTTTGGGTAAAACCCGGTGCGGACATTAGTACCATCCCTGCCGATAAGGTCATGTTCGATAGCGACCTTGTGTTTACATACCAGTTCGGCAAGTACACGCCGACCGGAGGCAAGGTCACTGTCCCTGCTGACAACAAGAGCCTGTTGGATGTTCTGAATGACGCATATAGCGAAGATAAGAACCCGACAATCACGCAACCGTCTGTTGGAATCTCAAGTTCCACGGCGAGGGCATACGAAGTTGGCACCAGTGTCACGCCGCAATACAGCGGTTCGTTCAACGCTGGTAACTATGAATATGGCCCAAAGCCAACAGGTGCGGCGATCACAGAATGGATTGCCAGCAACAATGTCACAACAGAAACCAAGACTACCCAGACCGGCACATTTGCAGCGTATGTTGTTCCCGATGGCTCTAACTATCGGATTACAATCAAGGGCACATACAGTGATGGCGTTATCCCCGTTACGGCACTTGGGAAACAATATCCTGCTGGGCAAATCAAGGGTGCTACAAAGACGGCTCAAAGCGTTGCTATCACTGGCTACCGCAACAGCTTCTATGGTACACTGACCGACAAGACCACGGCAATCAATAGCGCCACGATTCGTGGGCTTGCCCAGAAGTCCGGCAAGGCATTGGCCAATGGCAACACATTCACTGTCAACATCCCTGTCAATGCGCAGGTCGTGCTGATTGCGTACCCTGCTACCTTGCGCGATGTTACATCCATCAAGGATGTCAATGGCTTGAACGCCGACATCACATCTGCATTTACGAAATCGGCTGTGAATGTGGAAGGAGCTGCTGGGTATACTGCCATCAGTTACAAAGTGTACCGGCTCGACTTTGCAAAGCCCAATGATACAGCAAACAAATATACCGTCACAATTTAAGAAAGGAGGACAGCATGGCTATTGCTAATTTGCCCAAGCTAAACTTCAGCGTACCATTTGCTATGACGGCGGCATTGCCTGTTGAGTACAATGCGTACTTCAGCAGTTATGAAGATGCCCTTGCCGCAGCGCAAACAGCTGAAGCGCCCGGCTCATCTAACACCGTATACTACTACGGCCAGAAGGTCGTTGTGGTCGGCGATACATCTGCTGACCTCTACATCATCCAGCCTAACCAGACATTGAAGGCGGCTGGAGGTGACGGTGACAAGGAGTTCGTGTTCACGCAATCTGTTGCATCTGCAACATGGGAAATCCAGCACGACATGGACAAATACCCTGCCGTCACTGTAGTTGATACGGGCGGCAATGTTGTTGTCGGCGAGGTCGTATACAACGACCAAAACAAAATCACCATTACATTCTCTGCCGCATTTAGCGGTAAGGCATATTTGAACTAAAAATAGGAGGACAAAACATATGGCTATCAAATATCTCACGTCTATTGATCTTACCAAAAATGAAATCCAGAACGCCGTTATTCAAGTTCTGACCACAGCTCCTGCTTCTCCAAAGGAGGGCCAGATTTACTACAACAGCACCGACAAGTTCATCTATCGCTATGATGGAGCGAATTGGGGGCCTGTTGGTGTTGTGTATAACCAAGACAGCACGACTGGTGCCGTCATCACCGGCCTTGACAACAAGGGCGATGTCACCACGACCAATGTTATTGGCCTGACGCTGACTGGCTATACGCCTGTTACTGATGGTTATGTTTCTGCCGACATGACTGTCGAAGCGGCACTGAAGGCTCTGGACACTGCCGTCAAGAACGCTGTTGCCGGTGGCGGCGAAATCAACCAGAACGCTTATAGCAATGTGACGGTCAAGAAGCAAAGCGATGCGGCTACCGCCGTTGCTGGTCAGGCTGCTGATGCTACGCTTGCGGCCAATGCCAAGACCGACACCCTTGTCATGCAGACCGGCAATAAGTGGGTCGATGTGAACGGCACTGGCAAGACCATCACCATCGGTCATAGCCTGTCTGGCGTTACTGCTGGTACGACCGGTGATGCAAGCCATGTCGCAAAGGTAACGGTTGATGCGGCCGGTCATGTCACCAACACTGAATCTGTCGCAATCACGCCGGATGCTATTGGCGCGGCCACGCTTGGTCAGACCACGGATGATAAAGACACGCTGTCTCTGTATGGCGTAAAGGCCCTTGCTACTCAGGCGTCTGCTGATGCCGCCGCCGCTGAAGCAACTGCGGAGGAGAAAGTTGCGTCCGTCTCTGCTACTGCCAATAAGGGCATCGTGATTGAAGGCACTGACACCGCTCCTACCGTTGGCATTAAGCTCGACCCAGCAGAGGGCAATATCGCCACGCTGAGCGAGGCTGGCCTGAAGGTTACTGCTCCCACCGTCAATGTTCCTGTCTACAGCCTGACGAAGGACGCTACCAGCACTGATTACGCTGCGGTTTACCACCTGACTAAGGACGGGGCCAATGTTGGTGAGGCCATCAACATTCCCAAAGACCTGTTCGTTGAGAGCGGCGAGATCGTTGAGAATCCCGCTGGTCAGGCCCCGGGCAAGTATCTGAAGCTTGTCCTCCAGAACCAAACTGCTCCAGTTTATATCAATGTTGCCGACCTTGTTGACGCATATACGCCCGGTAATGGTATCACTATCAGCGGCACGAATGAAGTTGCGGCAAAGGTTGTTGCTGGCAATGGCCTGAGTGTCGATACTGATGGCATTAAGATGGGCGCTGCTTCTGGTACTGCGGCTGGTGCTATGTCCAGTGCCGACTTCACAAAGCTGTCTGGCATTGACACCGGCGCTACTGCCAACACCATCACCCTGAACGGTACTGCTACCAAGACGCCCAGCTTCTATGCCCCGACTGCTGGCGGCACGGCTGGCCAGTATCTTGTTTCTGGCGGCACTGGCGCTCCCACATGGCAAGCCCTTCCTGCTGGCCTGAAGAAGTACACGGCTCAGAATGGCGCTCTGACTGCGGCTGGCGGTGCTTGGACTTGGAGCATTGCCGCCGCTACTCACGGCGTATCTACTCCTGTCACTGTGCAGCTGTTTGATGCCAGCGGCAACATGGTCATGGCTGATGTGGCCGTTGCCACCAATGGCAATGTCACCATCACCATCAATGATACCGCTTCTGCTGGTACTCTGGCCGCTAATACCTATCGTGTTGTCATCGTCGGCTAAGCATACGCACGGCAACAATTCCCCTGTCCTATCATGGGCAGGGGATTCTTTTAAGAAAGGAAGGATATAGATGGAAGTATATACCAAAGATGGCAAGGTTTTGCAATATAACGGCAAATGCATCACGCCAAAGCAGTAAGGAGATGATGGCATGAAATATATTGGCACATATAGCAATGATGCGGACATTGCAACGAAAGCAAAAGTAGATGCCAAGCAAGACAAGGTTCTTGCCAACGGCATCCTTCAAGGAGATGGGACTGGGACAATCTCTGCCGCCGAGACGCAGGAGGTCGAGCTTGTAACCTTGACTAAGGCCGATGTTGGGCTGGACAATGTTGACAACACAAGCGACCTCGATAAGCCCATCAGCACGGCTACCCAGACAGCCCTGAATGGTAAGCAGGCCACTATCACTGGCGGCGCGTCTACCATCACATCAAGTAACCTTGCGTACAATAAGGTCTTGGTTTCCAATGAATACGGCAAGGTAGCCTCGAGCGTCATTACTGCTACAGAGCTTAGCTATCTTGATGGCGTGACCAGCAATATCCAAACCCAACTTAATGACAAGTTGAGTACCGCTCCTGTTACCAGCGTGAACAGCAAAACCGGCGCTGTTGAGTTAGTAGCAAGTGATGTAGGTGCTCAACCAACCATTACTGCTAATGGCTTCCTCTATGGTGATGGTTCTGGTGGGGTTACTGCTGAGAAGCCGGTGTATGTGGTGACAATGACCAATGTCGGTCAGAGGTTGAGTTCTGATAAGACTGCCAAGCAAATATACGATGCTTATTCTAATGGTTGTCAGGTGGTCGTATCATTCTCTGGTGTAATTACGCCGATAACTGTATGCTTGGGAGATGGTGAAGGAACTACTGACAGCCCTTATAGTTATACCATCATATTTGATGGGCCAAGCTCTCAGCAAAATGTAAATCAATCAGACAGTGGCTATTTCAATAATGTAATCTATGCGTATGGTCTGACGGATTCTGGAGATAGTTTCAACATGGTTAGTGCGACTTCTGTCCCAACCACCCGCACCATCAATAATAAGGCTCTGTCTGCTAATGTTGCCCTAACTGCCGCTGATGTTAATGCTGTTGGTTTAACAGGTGACCAAACTATTGCAGGAAGTAAAACATTTACTGAGAAAGCAACATTTGATCTGGGCTTTACGGCGGGTGGTTCTACTTTTACTGGGGGCTGTAGTTTTACAGGACAGCAAAGTTTCAATAACGGCATAGTTGTTGGCGGACAAACATATTATAGAGAGAATAGCTATATTTCTGGGAAAATTCATTATGATGAAGATAGCACCGTTGATTGCGATCGGCCCGGGCGTGGACTCTGCAATCGCAACCATGTCAAGAAATTCATCGCTTTTGAGCCACTTTTTCTTTTCAACAA